TAATAATGATATATATATTACTCAGACAGGAACAGGACTTACACTTACAATTGATCAGATTGGTGCAACAAATAAGATTGGAACATCACAAGCACGGGTTATTTTAAGCGGTACAAGTATGACTGTTGATTTAGATCAGATAGGTGATACGAATACTATTGCTGCCAGTATTTTACAAGGAAACTCGTCTAGTTGGACTTATAAAGCAACAGGAGATAGTAACGTAGGAACATTTGCAGTAGGAGCTACAGGAGATTCTGCTTCTTCAGATTTTGATTTCGAAGCTACAGGAGACTCCAATGTGCTTACATTTACTCAGGGAGATTCAGCAACATCTACAGCAGGAAACCAAGACTTTGTAGTTACTGGAACATCTAATGATATAAATGTTAAATGCAATGTCATAGGTTGTATTAATAACTGGACTGTATCAGGAAATAGTAATGATATAGACACCTTACAATCAGGCAGACAGGATCATGATATTACTGTGGCTCTCACTGGAAGTTCAAATGATATTGATATTGATCAAACTGATACAGCGAGTACTAATGTAACAAATATTACTTCAACGACAACAAACGGCGTAATAAACGTAGATCAATGCGCTTCGGGCTGTTAATATTATTATTATTTACTAGTACAGTTAGTTCAAATGAAATTGGAGAAATCTCTGAATTAAGAGGTATTGGTGAGATAACTAGACAGAACTCTAATGAAGCTTTACTTGCTGAGTTAGCTTCTGATATATTTTCATTTGATGATGTTAGAACTGGTAATGGTCGTATGGCTATTCAGTTTCTCGATTCTTCTGTATTAAAATTAACAGAGCATTCAAAAGTAATTATAGATGATTTTATTTATAATGCAGGGAGTCCTGATACATCTAAACTTGTTTTAAATATGGCAAGTGGTACGGCTCGATTTATTACAGGTGCTTTAGGTAGGATTAATAAAGAAAATATTTCTATACGCACTCCATCAGCCTCAATTGCAATTCGTGGAACTGACTTAACTTGCACAATAGATGAGTTAGGACGTTCTTTGATTATCCTTTTGCCTGATGAAGATGGAAACTCATCTGGAGAAATTACAGTAACAACATGGGCTGGTACAGAAGTATTAAATAAGCCGTTTCAAGCTACTATGGTTTCTACATTTGAATCGAAACCAACTAAAGCTGTAATACTTGATAATCTAACGCTTAATTTAATTGACAATATGTTGATTGTTAATAAACCGCCAGCAATAGTACAAGCTGAAGCAGAGCAAAGTGGAGAAATAAAGACTGATTTAGATAGAGATTTTTTTGAAGAAGCTCCTGATTTAGATAAAGATTTTTTAGAAGTTGAAGAAGAGATTAGTAGGCTAGATATAGATTTATTATCTTTTGATTTCTTAGTAGACTTATTAGCTATAATAGAAACAGGAGCTAAAAAGAAAACAACATCCGGTGGTACTTTGCAAGGTGTAGATCTTAAAGGAATAATACCAGGATTTGATCCTGTTTTTCAAACTTATACTTTTGTTGAAGGTCCTAGTTTATATTTTGTACATAACGGAACTAATACATTTGATATTGCTCTAGATAAAGAATCAGCATCTTATTTAAATATAAATACTGCAGGAATTATGATGGAGATAGAAGTAAATGGTGCAGGTGATAATACAATTATTATTTTTCAGTCTCCTTAGTATAAATATATATGCAAACGATAATATTATTACTATACAGACTAAAGGAACTGGAACAACAATAACAACTAAACAGGTTGGTAGTGGTAATATTACAGGAATTTACTGCGGTTTAGGTAGTTTTGATAATTCCTTAGTTAATACACATAACTGTAATAATGCTTCTGTTACCTCAACAGTAACTGGTATTTCTAATACAGTTTATTCACAATCTGTATGGTCTAATCATAGTGATCAAGTATGGATAACTACTATAAACGGTAATGATAATTATGCTGTGATTGATATGGATGAAGATGATAGTACTTCTACTATTATTCAGACAGGTAATGATAATGACGCATGGATATTAGGTTCTGGAGATGATAATGTCTATAAAATAGAACAGATAGGAAATGATATGTATGGAAAAATTATTTCATTTTCAGACGATTCTGATATTTGGATTACACAAGAAGGAAGTGGAAACCACAATGCCTATGTTTATAATTCTTCTTATGCAGATAATAATTCTACTAGATTAATACAAAAAGGTTCTGGTAATAAAGATGCAGATGTATTTTGGTATAGTGATGCAGATAACGGCGATCTTAATTTAACACAGCAAGGAAACGGCGCACATACTTCTAATATAAAATTTTATACTGATGATTACGATGTAACAGTAGTACAGAAAGGATCGACTAATAAAGCCTATAGTGCAACATTTAATTGCACAAGTAATTGTAATAAGAATATTAGTATTACTCAGGAGAACTAATGAATAAGATATGGAAGAATTTTACTGATTGGCAAATGAAGTACATTAATAAAATCTATATAATATTTGAACTTAGTGAACTCACTATGTTATGGATATGTATATTTATTGGTTTTATTGTAGGATTATTTATTTATAGGATATTATAAAGGAAAAGCTATGCGTTGGGCTGCTCTTTTATTATCTATATTATCCCTGCCTTTATTGTTTGACTCTAAACCTTTAGAGATTCTCAGACTTAAAACATTCGATGCTTTTATAACAACACCAGAACCTAGTGGATATTTTACAATCCTTAATATTACGGATGAAGATATACAAAAGGAAGGCGGATATCCTTTTCCTAGAGATAGGCTTGCTGAAATACAGAATAAACTAATAGATAACGGAGCTATTGGTGTCGGCTGGACAATGCTATTTCCAGAACCTGATAGGTTTGGTGGAGACTCTGAATTTAGTTTAGCTCTCCAAAGACTTCCTAGTGTTATAGCAATGCCTGAACTTGATAATGGTTTATATCCTGAAACACATGGTACAGTTATTATAGGTAATGACGTAGAGTTACCTAAAGCTAAAGGATTCCTAGAGAATATTCCTATATTAAAAGAAGCAGCTACTCAAGGTGGTGTATCTGCTCCTATTGATGTTGATGGATTAGTTAGACAAATACCATTATTACAACAAACTGATACGGGATGGGTAGCAGCTTTTGGTACACAGGTTTTAAAAATCTTGGCAGGTGGCGATACCTATCAAATTAAAACAAATATAAACGGTATTGAACAAATTAGAGTACGAGGTTTACCACCTATTTCTACAGATAGTCTCGGTAGGAAATGGATAAGTTGGGTCAATACACCAGAAACTACACTTCAAGAACTAAATGTACAGAATACTTTTGTCTTTATAGGTGTTACAGCTAAAGGTGTTATGCCGCAATTATCTACTCCAAAGGGCTTACTAGAACCTCATAAAATACAGGCAGCACTAGCCGAAAGTATCCTAATTGAGAGTGCAAAAATACCTGATTATAGACTAGTCCTGGAACTAGGCTTTATGGTACTCTCAGGGCTTCTTATTGCTCTTGTAATCAATTTTCTAGGAGTAACTGCAGGTCTGCTATCATCTGGAGTTATAATGGCTTGTACGGCATTTGGTGGACTCTATTTAATACAGCAGAATATATTGATAGATGTAACATGGAGCTTGGTTTCCATGATCTTTATTTCCGTTCAACAATTCTGGATAAATTTTAAAAAGCAGTACAATCTTAGACAACTAATTAAGAAACAATTTGAACATTATCTTGATCCTAGACAAGTTAAGAGGTTACAAGATGATCCGTCATTGTTGAAATTAGGGGGAACAAAAAGATATTGTACATATTTATTTACAGATGTTAGAGGCTTTACAAGCTTATCAGAAACTCTAGAGCCTGAAGAAGTAACAAAAATTATGAATAAGACATTAACTATTCAGTCTGATGCCGTTCAAAAGTATGGAGGTATGACTGATAAGTATATCGGAGATGCAATGATGGCAATATTTTCAGCACCTTTAGATTTAGAAGACCATGAAACAAAGGCAGTTATGGCTGCTCAAGAAATAATGTCTAAGATGGAAGAAGCTAATTTAGGTATTAAAATAGGTATTGGGTGTAATTCAGGCTATGCAATCCTGGGTAATCTTGGGAGCAACACAAGGTTCGACTATACAGCTATAGGTGATGCTGTAAATCAAGCAGCTAGATATGAGAGTGCGACGAAAGATCTAGGAGTTGATTTATTAATAGGAGAAACAACAGCTAATAAATGTAATGTTGAAACAGTCTTTAAAAAAGATATATTTGTTAAGGGAAAAGAGTTACCTTTAAAAGTTTTTGTGTTAAAATAGTAATAAAATTTGATTTATGTTGAACAATTGATTATAATCTTCTAAAGAGCTATATAGATGAATCAGAAAAAGTTAAAAGATTTAAGAAGAAAAGTTAAAAGAATGCAAGTAGAGTGGTTAAAAACTCTTTTGAATGAAGAAGAAGCTAGTAAAGTCTCTATAGATAATATAGATAAATTATCCTCTAATCAAAAATATTATATGGCTAAACGAACTGTGTATTTATCCTATATGACTCCTAAATGGATAATGAAATTTTTAAAGAAATATCCACATATAGATTCTTATACTGAATTAAATGAGTATTATGAAAAGTGGAAAGCACAGAACACAGGAAAATTAAAATGGAGGTTTTGATCGGAGATTTAAAATATGAAAGGTAACATTATTACAGGAGTATTAGTATTAATATTAGTGGGGTTTTGTGCTAATGTATTTAATAAGAATATTCAACAACAGTTTGATAAACAATATGTTTATACAAAGTATATTAATACTTCTTTAGAGGAAGTAAAAAGAGATCTTATAATTATACGTTCTAAAAAATCGGATTCAGATGATCTTATTTCTAGACTTGAATTTGATGATGCTAGAAATTCTATTGAGAGTAATAAAAAATTCATAGAATATGAAGTTAAGATGTCGAGAAAAAGTATTAAGGAATTTGTAGATAATCTTAATAGAGATATGCAACATATTACTAATACAGTAAATAGAAACGAACAGAATTATAAGGATATTCAAGAAAAGTTAGAATTTATTATGGAAGAAATAAATTCAATTCAAGAGATACCTGAAGAAGTAAGTGAGGATACTCCGACTTTACCCTCGGACGCTTCTGCTTCTTCTGCAGTAGAAAGTGAAGTTATCCCTATTGTTCAGCCTACTACTATAAAAGAAGTAGAAATAGAGGATACTCCAATAATAGAAGATATAGTTAAGAAGAAAAAATGTACTGTGGTATTTGCTCCTAAAACAAAGAAAGAGCAGAGAATAAGTACCAATAGATTACAGAGAGCAGTAAATAGAGATAATAAAAAAGGAGCTTATAATATCTCTGCATACTTTAATATTAATGATATTGGTAAAGCTATAGATATAGATATAAAGTCTGATGATAACCCTTCTAATTTTTTAAAAAAGGCTGTACAAAATTATGTTTCTGGGTTAAACTTTATTTCAGATAAAGGTTATTCTAATTGTGAATTAAATTTTAATTTAAATGTAGTATAAGTGAGGTAATAATAATGTCAGATGTAAACACATTTAATCCTAATAGTGGTGTTGGTGAAGTAACAGGGCGAGCGTACTATGCAAGCGTAGTTACTCCAAATACTACATATGATGATAAATGGGAAGTTAATCTAGTGTTAGATGATGAAACTCTTTCTGAGTTTGAAAGTCGAGGGCATGAAATTAAAGAAAAAGATTATGGAAGATTTTTAAATTTTAAAAGAAATGTTAATAGAAAAAGTGGTGGTCAAAATACTAGACCTGTTCTTATTAATGAAGAACGTGAGCGTGTAGATACCTTACCTAAGATAGGTAATGGTTCTCTTGTTAAGGTTCAATATTCTCAATACTCTTGGGAATATGCTGATAAAGCAGGTATAGGAAGAGACTTACGGGCAATTCAATTACTTGATCTTGTAGAATATAATGAGCCTGATGGAGCAGGTATGTATGATGAGGACGATTTTTAGATGGATACAGAAATACAGAAACCTTTTATTACTATTGATGGTGTACAAATTTCAATAGAGGATTTACCAGAAGAAGGACAAGCAATTTTTGGAAGGATTCAAAGAGAAAATACAAAGAAAGTAACTCAAACTTTAGATTTAGAAGCGACTCAAGCAGCAATAAATTGGTTCACAGATAGAATCGTCACTATTATTAATAAAGAAGGAGAGAAAGGAAGTACAGCTGAAAAAGATAAAGCAGAAAGTTGAACTCTCTATCAGCTAGACACTCCTACAGAGCTTATAATATCGAACTCTATTATAATTTCTGAAGTGAGTGTCTAGCTTTTTTTAACTTTATTCAAGGGGATCTAAATTGAATATCGAAAAAAGTAAATTTATAAAACATATACCATGTGAAGCTTGTGGCAGCAGCGATGGTAATTCATTATATACAGACGGACATACTTATTGTTATGTATGTAATAATAATTCAATAAAAAATAAAACTGAAAGTTCTAAAGTAAGCACGTTAGCGGCTGATAAAAATACTTTTCTACAGTCCTACAAAGGCTCATATAATGCGCTAGATGATAGGAAGATTAGTCTTAAAACCGCTAAAGCTTTTGGTGTTTTATCTAGTCCCAATAAGCATGTCTATCCTTACTATAATAATAATGAAGTTGCCGCAACTAAAACCAGAGTGATAGATGTCAAGAAGTTTTTTTCAAACGGTAACTTTGAAGGCACAGGATTATTTGGAGAGCAGTTGTATCGAAATACTGGCGGTAAATACCTTACCATTACAGAAGGTGAATGTGATGCGATGGCTGTCTATGAAATTTTTGGTGGTAAGTGGGCTGTCGTTTCTGTTAGAGGAGCTTCATCTGCAGTTAAAGACATAAGAGAAAGTATTGAATTTGTAGAATCATTTGATAATGTAGTACTTGCATTTGATAATGATGAACCAGGACAGAAAGCAGCTAGAAAAGTAGCTCGTATTTTAAAACCTAATAAGGCTAAGATTCTGTCTTTTCCTACAGGCTTTAAAGATGCTAACGATATGTTGAAGCAAGGAAAGTATGAAGAATTTACTAAGGCTTGGTGGGAATCAAAAACCTATACACCTTCTGGTATATTAGAATTATCTAGTAAGAAAAAGGAGTGGATAAAAAGAGAAGATAAAGAAAGTGTTCCTTATCCCTGGGAAGGGCTTAATCAAAAACTTTATGGTATGCGAAAGGGAGAACTAGTTACTCTTACAGGTGGTACAGGATTAGGTAAATCAAGTGTTACTAGAGAACTAGAGCATTGGTTAATTAAAAATACTACAGATAATGTAGGTATTGTAGCACTAGAGGAAAACTGGTTACGCACAGCAGATGGTATAGTTTCTATTGAAGCTAATGATAGAATATATCTTTCAGAAAAAAGAAAGAAGTACACTGAAGAGCAATTAGAAACACTTTTTGATAATGTAATAGAAAAAGGAAGAGTGTTTATACACGCGCATTTAGGCGCAACAAATATTGATGAGATATTTTCCAAGCTTAGATATATTATAGTAGGCTGCGAATGTGAATGGATAGTAGTAGATCATTTACATATGCTTGTTAATGTAATAACAGAAGGAGATGAAAGACGAGGTATAGATAGTTTAATGAATCGTCTTCGTTCTTTAGTAGAAGAAACAGGAGTTGGTTTAATTTTAGTATCTCATTTAAGAAGAGCATCTGGAGAAAAAGGGCATGAGCAAGGTATAAAAGTATCTCTTTCTCACCTAAAAGGTTCACAAGGAATTTCTCAATTATCTGATTGTGTAATAGCATTAGAAAGAAATCAACAAGCAGAAGATTTAGAAGAAGCGAATACAACTAAAGTAAGAGTTTTAAAATCTAGATATACAGGAGATACAGGATTAGCTTGTAGTTTAAAATATAATTCAAATACAGGAAGACTTTATGAAACAGACCTTGATCTCTCTCCCGAACAAGATAGCTCCTTATCGTTTTAAAAAGATAGTATTTGATATAGAGACAGATGGATTAGAAGGTAATAAAATACATTGTATTGTAGCCAAAGTATTACAGGGTGAAACTTTTTTATTTCCCCCCGATGAATTACAGAAGGGTGTAGATCTTTTAGTCAGTGCAGATGTTTTAATAGGACATAATATTATAGGCTTTGATATTCCTATACTTAAAAAACATTTTGATGTTACCTTAACAAACCATATTGAAGATACACTGGTAGTATCTCGACTAGTTAATCCTGCACTTACAGGAGGACATAGTTTAAATAATTGGGGTTATCTTCTTTATCCTAATACTGCTGAAAAAAGAAAAGCAAAACAACCCGATAGTTGGGAAGAATACACTGAAGAAATGGGAAGATATTGTATTCAAGATGTAGAATTAAATGCAGAGATATATTATAAATTATTAAAAGACTCAGAAGAATTTAGTCAGGAATCTATAGATTTAGAACACGAAGTAGCTAAAATAATTAAGGAGCAAGAAGTTACTGGATTTATGCTTGATGAAAGGAAAGCTACTATGCTTTCAGCTAAACTAAACTCTAAGATGGCAGTTATTGAAAAAGAAGTACACGAAACATTTAAGCCTAAATGGGTAGATGATAGATTAATTATTCCAAAGTTTAATAAGAATGGTGCTTTATCTAAAGTTCCTAAATTAACTAGCGAAGAACTTGCTCAATGTAAAAAGAATAACTTTGAACCTTTTATGCGTAAAAAATGGGTAGAGTTTAATTTAGCTAGTCGTAAACAAATTGGTGAATATCTTATTGATTTTGGTTGGAAGCCTAAAAAGTTTACACCTACTGGACAACCGATTGTAGATGAAAATACGTTAGAAAAAGTTAAGGGAATACCAGAAGCCACTCTTATTGCAGAGTTTATGATGTTACAAAAGAGAGTAGCACAAGTTGGATCTTGGTTAGAACTATCTAAAGATGGAAGAGTACATGGTTTTGTTATTTCTAATGGAGCTTATACAGGAAGAATGACACATAGAAATCCTAACGTAGCTCAAACACCTAGTTCTTTAAAGCCTTATGGTAAAGAATGTAGAGAATGTTGGACAGTTCCTAAAGGATATAAATTAGTAGGTATAGATGCTTCTGCACTTGAGCTTAGAGTGCTAGCACACTATATGAAAAATGAGGAGTATATAAATGAAATTATCAACGGAGATATTCACAGCACTAATCAAAGACTTGCAGGAATTAAACAGAGAAGTCAGGCTAAAACTTTCATCTATGCACTTATATACGGAGCAGGAGACGCTAAAATTGGAAGAGTGGTTGGAGGAAATACAAAGATCGGTGCATCACTTAGAAATCGTTTCCTCAACAATCTCCCATCACTTAGAGATCTTACAGCTAGCGTTGCGAGAGCAGCAAGAACAAAAAAATATCTTAAAGCATTAGATGGAAGACTTATATATATAAGAAAAGTACATTCATCTTTGAATACTTTATTACAAGGTGGTGGTGCAGTTATTATGAAGACCGCTTTAGTATTATTAAATAAAAGAATTAAAGAACTTAACTTAGATGCTAAATTTGTAGCTAATGTACACGATGAATGGCAGATAGAAGTTGCTGAACACCAAGCAGAGCAAGTAGGAAAGCTTGGAGTTCAAGCTATAGTTGATACAGCTACATTATTAGATATGATTTGCCCTTTAGATGGTGAATATAAAATAGGAAATAACTGGAGTGAGACTCATTAATGGCAATATCCCTTGATAAGCAAAGGAAAATCTATGCTGAAAGGCAAGCAAATAAATGGAACACTGAAAAAAGGAAAGGATATATCTATATGATAAGCTCTCCTACGTTTAAAGATTGGGTAAAAATAGGACAAACACAGAACGTAGATAAAAGACTTGCTGGCTTTAATAGTCACAATCCGCTTAGAGATTTCATTGTGGATTGTTTTATTGAAGATGATCATGTAGGCAAAGCAGAAAGCTATTTATTATATTTAATATATAAGGGATGTGGTGAAGTTTGTCATGGAGAATGGATGAAAATAAGAGATAAAGATAAAGCTGTACAAATAATGAAAAATTATGAGGATAAAAAAATTACAATAGAAGAGTTTAAGAAAATACTAGGACATAAAAAGTATTGTTATGCTCAAGCCCAGGGTTATGTCTCTAGTAGCTGGAACAAACTTAGCGAAATGTATCAAGGAAATAACTGGAGTGAGACTCATTAATAGTTCATCTAATTTTAAAAAAGACTTACAGCGTGGTCGAAACATTGAAAACTTTATATTGGACAGAGTTAGAAAAAAATATCCATGCTCTGTACTAATAGATGGTAAGTTCAAACCTTATGATTTGTTTGTTCCTGAGACAAATAAAACAATAGAAATAAAAGGAGACTATAGAAGTTGTGAGACTGGTAATATCCTTATAGAGTTGATGATGTTTAATGTTCCTTCTGCATTACTAACAACTAAAGCAGACTATTGGGTTATCTTTACAGGACAAGAACTATTATGGACTAGACCAATAAAGATAATTGAATGTATAACTGTTAATAACATATCTTCACGAACCTTAACTGGTCAAGGAGATACTGCATCTAAGATTGCATGTTTAATACCTATAGAAACATTTAAAAAATATTGTTTTAAAATAGAGGATTCAAATGAAACCCCTTGAACAATTAACTTTGGAAGGACTTGATAATGAAAGATACTAAAAAAGCTTGTATGGTCTGCGGTGTAGAATTAATTGTGTTTGATAATTGGTATCCATCTAGAATGAAAATAAAAGAATATAATTGTATTCCTTGCCATGATATTAAAAGGCTAGAAAGAAAAATAAAAGAAAAAGGAATAACTCCTGCTAGGATAGCTAAGTTATTTCAAATGAAACATAAAAACGATTACAACAGGATTAAAAAAGGATATATATATGTTATTAATAATCCTAGTTGGGAAGGTTGGATAAAAGTAGGTATGGCTGTTGATGCTGAAAATAGATGTAAACAATTTCAAACTAGTAGCCCCTTTAGAGATTATAAATTATTCTATAAAAAATATTTTGAAGATAGAAAAACTGCAGAAAAAGAAATTCATAAGAAATTAAAAAATATTTCAAAACAGAGTGAAGGAGAGTGGTTTAAAGTTTCAGGTAAAGAAGCTGAAAATCTAATAAAAGCAATATGAAAACTATTAATACAATAGTAGAAGATATATATAAAGAAGTATCTAAAATTAGTCAAGGAAAAAGTATAGATGTAACAGATGAAGATTTAGATACCTTTGCAACAGGAATAAAGGAAGCAATGAGGAATTGGCTTACTCCTAGAGAAGTAAAAAACCCTTCCTTGCGTATGTCAAATATAGGTAAACCAGAAAGGCAACTATGGTACGACATAAACCTAGATCCTAAACAAAGTGAGGTATCTCCGAATACACAGATTAAATTTTTATACGGACATTTACTTGAGGAAGTTGTTTTATTTTTAGTTAAACTAGCAAAACATAAAATAACAGACGAACAAAAAGAAGTAGTAGTTGAAGGTGTTAAAGGACATATAGATTGTAAGATAGATGGAGAAGTTATAGATATTAAGTCAGCATCTAACTTTGCTTTTAGAAAATTTAAACATGGTACGCTTCCTGAAAAAGATTCTTTTGGTTATTTAGCACAGCTATCAGGATATGAAGAAGCAGAAAAAACTACAGGTGGCGGATTCTTGGCTATTAATAAGGAGTCTGGTGAGTTGTGTTTATTTAAACCTCAAAGTCTAGATAAGCCTAATGTTATTCAGAAGATTATAAGATTAAAAAAACAATTAAAGAATAAAAATCCACCTTCACGATGTTACCTTCCTATACCAGAAGGTTTATCTGGTAATATGAAACTGCCTAGTGAATGTACTTGGTGTTCCCATAAGTTTGAGTGTCATAAAGATTCTAATAACGGGCGAGGACTAAGAGTTTTTAAATATTCTAAAGGTCTTACTTACTTAACAGAAATTAAACGATTACCTAAAGTAGAAGAAGTTGCCTAAAAGAAAACCAAGAAAAGCTAGACCGAAAGAGAAGGGAGTTCCTAAAGGTTATGATAGCAAATGGGAATATACTTTACATCAAGGTGTTCTACATACTTGGAAGCACCATGAAGGTTTAATAAGATACTCTATTCCACATAAATATTATCCTGACTTTGTAAAAATTAAAGGTAACAAAGTTATATACCTAGAAACAAAAGGAAGATTTTGGGATCATGCTGAGTATAGTAAGTACAGATGGATACGAGAAGTTTTACCCGAAGGATTTGAATTAATATTTTTATTTCAAAAACCTTATGCTGCTATGCCTGGAGCTAAGAAAAGAAAAGATGGTACTAAAAGAACACACGCTGAATGGGCAGAGTCAAATAATTTTAAATGGTATTCTGAAAAGACTTTACCAGAGGATTTTGAGTAATGTCTTTTGATAAAGCTGCTTATATGAAAGAATATTATCAAGCTAATAAAGAAGAGCTAAATGCTTATCATAAAGAATATATGCAAGCTAATAAAGAAAAGGCACAAGCTTATAGTAAAGAATACTATCAAGCTAATAAAGAAAAAATAGCTGCTCGTATTAAAGAATATAAGTTAAAGAAAAAATATGGCATAACTTTAAAAGAAAGAAAGGCTATGCTAAAAAAACAAAATAATAAATGTAAAATTTGTTCTGTTAAGTTTAATGAAAATAACTTTAAAAGTAAGTCTTGTGTAGATCATTGTCATACAACCCATAAAATAAGAGGTTTATTGTGCCGTTCTTGTAATGTAGGACTTGGACATTTTAAAGACAATACAAACCTATTAACAACCGCTATTACTTATTTAGAGGAAGCAGTATGAAATATAAATTTAATGAAGATGAAACATTAAATATGATAAATGATTATATTAAAAGTACATATAGTCAACATTATGCTAAAGATAAAAAGTATCAAGCAACAGATATGATATTTGATTCAGGATATGGTGAAGGCTTTTGTCTTGGAAATATTATGAAGTATGCAATGCGATATAAAAGAAAGGAAGAAGGGTATCTATTAGATATGAAGAAATTAATCCATTATGCTATTATATTATATGGAGAAGAAATAAAAAGAATAGAAAAAGAATTTGTAGATAAAATTAATAAAGAAGGTTTGTGATATGAATGTAGAGTTACCCACAAATTATCAACAATTTATACATTTAAGCAGATATGCGAGGTGGAATGAAGAAGAACAAAGAAGAGAAACTTGGAATGAAACAGTAGATCGTTATTTTAATTTCTTCGTAACACATATACAAAAGCTTGAACCTGATACTGCTCATATTACTATAAAAGAAAGAGATGAATTAGAAAAGGCTGTGCTTAATTTAGATATTATGCCAAGTATGAGAGCGTTAATGTCAGCAGGTAAAGCTTTAGCACAAGATAACGTAGCAGGATTTAATTGTAGTTACGTTGCCGTTGATTCACCTAGAGCTTTTGACGAAACTCTTTATATTCTTATGTGCGGAACGGGTGTAGGTTTTAGTGTTGAACGTCAATATATTAATCAACTTCCTAATCTTCCTGAAAAACTTTTTCATACTGATACAGTCATTAAAGTAGCTGATTCAAAAATAGGCTGGGCTAAAGCATATAAAGAATTTATTTCCTTACTTTATTCAGGACAAATACCTAAATGGGACGTTTCTAATGTACGCCCTTATGGAGCTAGACTTAAAACTTTTGGTGGTCGTGCTAGTGGACCAGATCCTTTAGAAGAATTATTTGATTTCACTATTAATATTTTTTCAGATGCTATTGATAAAGGATATAATAAATTAGTGTCCATAGATTGCCATGATTTGATGTGTAAGGTCGCAGAAGTTGTAGTAGTAGGGGGAGTAAGGCGTAGTGCTTTAATCTCTCTCAGCAACCTCTCAGACGAGCGTATGCGCAATGCTAAATCAGGTGCTTGGTGGGAAGATAATCAACAGAGAGCATTATCTAATAACTCTGTAGCCTATACAGACTCTTCAGAAATAGGGGCGTTCATGCGTGAATGGTTATCTCTATACGAGAGTCGTAGTGGTGAACGTGGTATTTTTAATCGACAGGCAGCAGAAAAACAAGCAGCTAAAAATGGAAGGCGTGAAGACTATAAAGACTTTGGTACTAATCCTTGTAGTGAAATAATACTACGCAATAAGCAGTTCTGTAATCTTACCGAAGTTGTTGTTAGACCTGATGATACTATGGAAAGCCTTATAAAGAAGGTAGGGTCTGCAACAATTCTTGGTACGTTCCAGGCAACCTTAACTAATTTTAGATACTTAACAAGTAAATGGAAAAAGAATACTGAAGAAGAAGCATTACTTGGTGTTTCTTTAACAGGCATCATGGATAATATTGATATGATAAATGGCAAGATAGATTTAGAAGCATTGAAAAATGAAGCTATATCTGTTAATAAAGTATGGGCTAAGAAGCTAGGTATTCCCCAATCGACTGCAATTACTTGCGTCAAACCTAGTGGAACAGTTAGCCAACTGGTCGATAGTGCTTCTGGTATTCACACTAGACATAGCCCATACTACCTTCGTACAATTCGTGCTGATAAAAAAGATCCTTTAGCTAGAATGATGGTAGATGCAGGTGTTTATTATGAAGATGATATAACTAAACCCGAACATACTTATGTGTTTTACTTTCCAATTAAAAGTCCTAAAGGTGCTAAAACAAGGAACAGTTTAACTGCTATTGAACATTTAGAAATATGGAAGAAGTATCAAGATAAGTGGTGTGAACACAAACCTTCTGTAACAATTTCTGTTAAGGAATCTGAATGGTTGGATGTAGGTGCATGGGTTTATAAAAACTTCAATGACATTTCAGGAATTTCTTTCCTTCCATACTCAGATCATTCTTATAAACAAGCACCGTACCAAGAAATAAGTTATAATGAATATAGAAAATGGTTAAATAAAACTACAGATAAAGTTGATTGGTCTAAGATTACTGAATATGAAACTACAGATATGACTGAGAATACTAAAGAGCTTGCCTGTAGTGCAGGAACTTGTGAGATTATTTAATGGCAAGAAAAAAAAGAAAGGAAGCTAAACTTTTAGGATATGAAATATTATTTAATAGACAAGGACAATTAATTACTGAAAGAGTATCTGTTGATATTACTGAACTAAAACAATACCTAACTAAAGAAGATTTTAATTTACTTAGATCTATAATGCGAAGTGCGTCTAAAGAATTAGATAAGGTACATGATAAGATTGAAGTAGATTTAAACGCTAGAAAATCATTTTGATTTTTTCATTTATATATAGGAGTAGTTGGAAATGACAACAAACGAACAAGATAGGCACGGATCACCAAGAGATCGAGGACAAGCTGACTATTACTACGGTAGGCTATGGAGTCCTCACTATTATAAAGGCGATAGCTTTTCTTCTGAGTTAGTTGAACATAAAGAAATGACAGAAGAAGAAGTTAAACAATATACTGAAGGCTATCAAGATCAATTAGCTGGTCAGAAAGATTGGGGCTGTGAAGATATATTAGATGCTACCGCTATATCTGAAGAAGGATATCAGTTTAATAAAGAGTACGAAGCAATAATGAATGACGTACATGAACAGATTACAAAGAAAGATGAATGAAAGTTTTAGAAGTTAAGTGGGAAGATGCTTGGATAGATACCGAAGATTTTTCTTTAAAAGATGCTAAAGAATTAAAGCCTATTGTTAGATCTACAGTAGGATTTTTAGTTACGGAAAATTCTAAAGCCATAGTTCTTTGCACAGACTTCTATGAAAAAGATAAAAAAACAATCAGTACTCCAATGATTATACCGAGAGATATGATTCTTGATTACTGGATTTATGAGGAAGTATAATATAATTTTGATTTTTCTCATTTACATTTAGTAAGAATAAATATAATTTTGATTTTTCTCATTTACATTTAGTAAGAATAAATATAATTTTGATTTTTCTCATTTACATTTAGTAGTTGAAAAGGAAGTAAATAGTATGAATGAATTACAAATGATTGATTTCATTAAGGAAGTACTATGGGAAGCGGCTGTAGAGGCTCAGAAAGAAACGAGCCATAATGATTTTAGAAAAGACGAAATAAAACAAAAACAAAATAATATCAGCCGAGCTATAACTTTATTGGAGTTATTAAAAGAACCTTATGTAGATACTCTTAAAAAGAATATCGACTTAAAAAACTTTTAATATGGAACATAAATATAAAAAACTACTGCAAATTAAAATTACTCTAAATAATTTAGAACCACTGATTACTTATGGTCTTAGAGAATCTTACGGCATATATCAAGCTCTATCAAATGTAGAGGAATTAATTATTGCCTACAAAAAAGAACGTAAAGCATCTAAAAAAAATAAAAAGAAACCGCGCAAACCAAGAACTAAAACCGCAGGGCTAGGCTCATCTTTTTATGCTAAGAAAATTTTTACATTAAAAGAATTAAATCTAAAACATAGCAAAAAAAAAGTTAAATAAAATTTCAATTACTCCCGTTCAATTGTATCAAAAGTTTCCTCTCCGTCTTTAATTATTTGTTCTAGGGAAAATGATCCCTTGTATTTATCTAATACATCAAAGTCCTTTTTAGGAACTTGCTCCCAATGATATATAGAAACAATCCTATTATTGCTCCACCAAGAATCGGTTAAGTCATCTAAAACTACATAGCCAAACTGCCACGCAAGAAAGTTTTGTTGCCAATCTTTATGGTCTGCATTTAATTGAGCAGCAGTCATTGTTGTTTTAATTAAGACGTCATCATAATATTCATGTTCACCATCATCATTATGATATGTTATGAGAAAATAATTCATTTCATCTTGCTCTATTATTTTTTTATTCATCAGATTTCTTATCTTTAGTTGTAATAGTTAAACATATTAGTATCCCTACAAAGATTGCAATAATATTAAAGATACTAATAAAAATTAAAAGTGTGTTACTCATTCGTTCAATCCTTTCGTTCAATCCTCTTTAACCCTGTGGATTTCCAGGTAACATTATTATCTTTGTAAAAATAAAAACCATGCTTTAATTTATTTTGAATTAAAAATTCACAGGTAAATTGTGTAGATAGTTTGCTTTTAATTTTTGCGGGATACCAGTTCTTGTAATCGTTACCGTAAGTTACTAATACGGTATCTGATTTAGGTTTTTTCATTAGTAGTTATCCAGTGTGTAATTAATGCTCGCTGTTGCTTCTTAAAAATATTAAGTCATGCTCTTGCCATATTTGTTCTTTCATATTTTCCCACTCTTCATCAAAAAGAATAGCCATCTTTAGATCAGCTTCTTCGTAGCTATAGCGAGTGACTAGACGATTATATTGAGTGAGCATACTCTTGAACATGACCGCGTTCAATTCTGATTTATAGTGTTGTTCTGTCATTATAAAAATTCTTTTTTATTTGAGATGCCAGTTGATCTTCAAAAGAATATTTTAGTTTGATATATTTTAGTAAACTATCTAATTTCTTCTGTTCAATATATTTATAAATATTATCGTAGTCCGGTGTTATTTTTTTCATTTAGAATGAGTCCAGTTTAGAATGAGTCTAGGTTATACAAGGTCTCCCATATCTCTTTAAAAGTTAAATCACTCATGCTGTTGCCCTCTCTTTTTTAGGGAAGCAGTAATCTGCATGGATTTCTATTGTCTCCCAACATACACCCAATGAGGCATCATGCTTTCTTTCCACATAACCCAACACCTCTAAACATTCATCATCACTAAGATCAGGTCTAATCTCTTTTACATCTTCAATGCTCCATATAAGAACAATTGAATTTGTATCGTTATAACCATAACCATAGTTCAATGGTTTTTCTTCAATATTCATAGTTTCTCCTCTCAATTGTATCAAAAGTTTCCTCTCCGTCTTTAATTATTTGTTCTAGGGAAAATGATCCCTTGT